AACAAATACATCCCGATGGACGCGAAGATAAGACAGATCGTAAACATCGTGGTGGTGATAGCGGTGGTGTGTTATTTGTTAAACGTGTTTGGGATTTTGCCGAACGTGGGAACGATTCAGGTTCCGAGGGTGAAGCAATAATAAGAGGAAGAATGGAGGCGAGTCATGAAGAAGTCTAATTTGGTGGTGAACAAGAAGATGGGTCCCAAGATGCACCGGATGGGGGAGGACGTGGTAGAGGAGACAAAGAGGCGTTCGGACGACCACACGGGGCGGATGCACGCGGAATGGTTCAACAACCCGCGGCATTACATCAACGACGAGTACGTTGGGCCGGGCAGTGAGGCGATGGATGAGTAATGGCATGGAGGTTATAGTGAAAAAGAGCGTTCTAGGATTTTTACTTCTTGTGTTTCTGGGTGGTATTGTTTGGGCGGACATCGTCCAGAACGGTGGTGGCTCGACTTTTTCTTCTGCCACAATCACTACGCTCACGGCGACAGACGGGACGATTACAACCGCCAACATTTCGAGCGGGACGGTATCGGGGCAGTTGAGCGTAGGGGCAGACGTGATTCTTTATCCGGCGGGGAAAGGGATAAAGCAGGTTGGTAACAGCGGGACGATTTCTTACATCTTGAGACGTGATACAGACGAGAGGCTTTATGTCTACAGCCGGGATGGGGAGTTAAGGCTTACGACAGGATCTTCTGGAATCACGGGGCTGGAGGTGGACACTTCTCAAAACATATCAATCCCGAACGGGACGGTCACTGCTTCCACGGTCTCATTCAGCGGTCTTACTGGAATTCAAGCAAACTCTGCTCCGCGCACGAACATAACCCCGACGCGCACCGGGCAAATCATTTACAACTCTACCGGCAAAGAAGTGTGTTTTTCTACCGGGACGGTAGTATCAAGCTGGGTCCAGATAGACGATTCAACGTCCGCCTGCTCGAATTGAAAAAGGAGAAACCGAATCATGAGAAGAATTGTCTTGTTGTCCTTGTTGCTCGCGGGCTTAGTCCTGGTGTTTGGAAACACAATTTACGCGGACGTTCGGAATGCTTTTGGGTTTGAGACGATTAGCGTCACTTCTACCGCCCAGACTTTAAGTTCTACTTACGTGGTAGCTTCTGGATATGGCAACGTCCCGGACATTTCCGCCTACATGACGTTGGAAACAGGAGCTTGTAGGTGGCGAGCCGATGGCACGGCTCCTACGGGGACGGTGGGGCATCTCTTGAATGCGGGAGACACCATTTCCATAATTGGATATGAAAACCTTAAACACTTTAAGGCGATATTGAGCGGTGCCACGACCGGCACCCTGTCCATCACCTACGAGAAAAAATGAAAACTGGCACAGGGAGCGCAATGCTTTCTCCCATTCCTGGGATGCCGAGGAAGCCGATTGAGCGCATGACGCCGGAAGAAAAGCAGAAGGCGCTGGCGGCGATAGACGAGCAAGAGGCTCACATCCGGGGGCTCATGGAGATGGCGAGGAAGGCCGATCCATTCCAGTTCTTCGAGCCGTCCGGGAACACGCCGACCCAAGCCGGATGGGATCTCTTGAGGAAATATATCCGCCCGGAAGACCTTCCTCAGCGCCTTGATGGCCAGGTTGATTGCTTCAAATCTAAAGCACCCATCGTCTTCATCACAGGATCAAACCAGTCTGCCAAGACTACGACTACCGTGATCAGGCGCTTGATCCGCGCGACCGGAGAGGTCCCCCCTTCCATGCAGAGCTGGTTCCCTATGGACACAATTTTAAAGAAGACGCCGCGCTACTACAGGGTCGTGGCGGAAGACTACACCAATGGTCTCCTGAAGAACGTCATCCCGGCCTATCAGCAATGGGTCCCGAGGAAATGCTTGATCGGTGGGTCCTGGGAAAAATCCTTCTCGGAAAAGAAGAACACCTTGACCTTGGTGAACAACGGGAAAATCTGTGCCGAGATAGAATTCATGTCCAACAAGCAGGAGGTCGGTTCTTTCCAGGGGCCGCCCCGGGATGGGATTGATTACGACGAAGAACCCCAGCGTGACATTTATAACGAAAACCTGATGAGGATGATCACGGCACAAAAGATGGACCAGGCTTTCGGCATGACCCCCACCAAGGGCATCACCTGGGTCAAAGAACTCTACGATCAGGGTCAGGATGAATCGGGGAACCAGGTGGATTGCTTTAGGCTTTGCGCCGTGACAAACCCCGCCGCCAACTTGAAGGTGCTGGATGAGCTCATGTCCCAGGTGCCTGAATATGATGTATTGAAAATGCGCTTGCTTGGAGAATTCGTTTCTCTTTCTGGGTTGGTCTACGGGAGGCTCTTCGATGACAGAATTCACTGCATCAGGCCGTTCGACATCACCAGAGACTATGTTGTTTACCGCGGGCTGGATGTCCACTTGGTTACAAATCAGGCTTGTGTATGGGTGGCCGTTGACAGAGAGAACAATTACTACATCATCAACTCCTATTTCAGAAACGTGGACACAGAACAGCTGAAGGATGAACTGGCCGGCATGTCCGCCATGTATCGGCTCGGCTGGTCCAGGATAGATAAGTCGGCCGACTCGGACATTCAGGTGTTCAAGACCGATAGGGATCCTGCCGGCATGAACGTTTACAAGCTTTTGAGCCGCGGGAAGAACGCGATCCAGGCCTTACAGAAGTCGGACAAGTACACCGGATCCATCATTGCCGGCGTAGATGAGATCAAGCGACTCTTGAAAGTAGACCCAGCGACCGGGAAGCCCAAGCTCTTCGTCTTCAACACGCCCGAGAATAAGCCACTGATTCATGCATTCAAAACCATGGAACGCGACACCTTCGTGGACGAAGACGACAAGGGGCCGAAAGACAAGATTAAGGAAGGGAAGCATCACCTCCATGCGGCCCTGCGCTACATCTTCCAGGGAAGACCCAGGTGGTTCCCGGAAGTGACTTACAGCCAAGAGGCGGAAGTCGTAAACGAAAGACTGGGGTACTAAGGGTATGGCCGATTACGACATGATGGACGAAGAAGCCAAGGCAAAAGAAAAGAAGAAGCGCCTTGATCCGGACGGCCTTTTAGACCAGCTCTGCTCTTATTGGAGTGAGTCCAAAAAGGAGCGGGAGACCTATGAGTACCGCTGGGCAAAGAACATCTTGCTCATCAAGGGGCAGTTCTCGGCCAATGAGATGTCACGATCCAAAGTCCGCCAGCGGTCCAAGCTCTTCTTCCGAAAGATCTGGTCAAACAACATCCGACTTTTAGCCGCCTTCCATGGCGCCTTCCTTAAAGACCAAGAAAACCAGTTCAGAATCATAGGCCGCGGACCAGAAGATGAGGACCCCCTGGCCAAGCGGCTACAGTTCATGACCGAGTACCGGCGCGACCAGATGATGCGGCGTGATGGACTCTACATGAAGTTCATCAACAGCTTCTTAGACATCCTGGAACTCGGCTGGGCTCCCGCCCTGATGCACTGGAAGTACAAGAAGGATGAGGGGATTGATGGCCCATGCTTCGATTCTTTCCCGCCAGAACAGGTCTATCCAGACTTTTCGGCCCAGGTTAAGCAGGAGATGCAGTACTGCTTTTTTGAAGAGTACATCACGAAGGACGAAATGGAGATGCGCGGCTACCTCAACCTGGACGAGGTGAAGCCTTGCGGACCAGAGTACAACCAGGTGCGGGCGGCACGCTACTTGGACAGCCGGGATCCCCTACAGTCGAATCCGGGGGAGAATGAGTACCCGGCCCCCGGCGCGGTATCAGACGGGAAAATTGGGGGCATCCAGTCTTCGAGCAAGTACAAGGTTATGCATTGCTTTTACAAGTCAAAAAACAAGCTTCACTACTGCGTCACAAGCGGTAATTTCAGCGTCAAACACAAAGAGTCCGATAAAAGCCCCTACGGGGACAGGTTCCCCCTGATCCTGGGTCTTTGTTTGCCCATGGCCCACAGGCTGATCGGAGAAGGATTCCCAGAACCCCTGGAAGGCCCGCAGGAAAGCTATAACGACACGATAAATCGCCGCAAAGACAACGTTGCCATTTTCATGAACCGTGGCACCATCGTCTCTCGGTATGGGGGAGTGGATCTGGAAAGTCTCCTGAACTCCCGGCCCGGTGGCGTGACCATGGCGGATGACGTGAACGCGGTCCGGGAACGCCAGATGGGGGACATCACCCAGAGCGCCTATGTGGAAGCGCGAGACGAAGACGCGATGATGGGCGAGCTGGCTGGCGTGACAGATGTCAAGCTCGGCATGGCCAAGACCGACAAGACCGGGGTTGCCCAGATCAACCAGTTTGAGAGCTCGGCCAAGATCGATCTCTTCATTTCCATCGTGGCCGAGACATTCATAAAAGAGTTTTTCTCCATGCTTGCCTACATGATCCAGCGGTTCGAGACCAACGAGACAATCATGAAGGTTGCCAACGAACGCACAATCAACGCGTTTAAGGACAAGGACATGTCACAGATGGCCCCGTATTTGAATCGAGACCTTGATGATTTCGACGCCGATGTGATTGTGAACGTCGGGACGGGAACGGTAAGCCGTGACATAGAGGTAAGGAACGGGTTCATCGCCATGGACCGCGCCATCCAGGCCAACCAATCACTGGCTACCCTCATTCAGTTCGGCGCCGTGCCACCAGAAGGCATTCAGGTTGCCGACATCATGGGACTCTTTTCAGAAATCCTGCCAAAAATCGGCTACAAGAACACCCAAAAGTACATCATCAAGGTACAGCCCCCAGCGCCAGCACAAGCTGACGGGGGGGCAGGAGTCTCTCCGACGGCCAACAAAAACATATTGAGCCTGATTGGCGGTCAAGGAGCTGAACCGAATGCGGCTTGATGAGCTTCATGAAGATTTGTTGAACGAGTACGACCGGCTGGCGGATGACGCTCTGCTCCAGAAAATCGATGAGTCAGCGGCCATCCGAGAACTAGAGACCCAAGAAGGCTGGAAACTGATTGCGGCCGGATGCCGGAGACTTGCGAGCTGGGCTCAAGAAGCCTTAGTCAGCGTGCCGGCTGATCAACAGACGAAAATCATCGAGCTCCAGCAGATCGTGAAACTTTATCGGAACGTCATTCCAAGCATGAAGAATTCTCTAAAAGACGAGGGGAAACTGGCGTTCCGTGAGGCTAAAAGGCGAGGGGTCATAGAGAAGGTCTTGAGCCTGGTAAAGCCTTAAAACCGACCGCCCGGTCGTAAAATGAGGCATCGGCATACCAGCCGTTAAAAGGAGCAGGTTATGGGTGATCAAGACAAGCAAGAAGAAAACGTCCAAATCGACGAAGACAGGGCTTCCTTGTATGAGAAGTATGCCAAGGAAGGGGATTCTTTCAACAAGGCCACTGTCGTAGAAGAAGGCTTGCCGGCTGATCCTACCGATAAAAAGGATGAAGGGGAAACTCCCCCCGTAAAAAAGGAAAGCGCGCCTCCTGCGCCTGAGAAATCGGAAGGAAAGGGAGAACCGGAGAAAGAACCTGAAAAAAAGGTTGCACTCTCCGCGCTTCATGAAGAACGCTCAAGACGCAAGATGCTCTCAGAGCAAGTGAAGATCCTGGAGGATGAGAAGAAATCTTTAGTGGAATCAGTCCGTCAATACGGGCAGCGCCTCGAATCTTTGGAAAAGAAAAAGATTCAGGAGGATCCGATTGACGATGTCGAAGCGGTGATTAAGTCCCAGAAAGAAGAGATAGCGACACTCAACAAGAGATTGGGGGATGTCGAATCTCGGTGGGTAAGCAAAGAAAAAACAGAAGAGATTACCCAAGCGAAAGCCAAAGAACAAGAACTCCTAAAACAGGTGGAAGAGGTGGATCTAGCCCTTTCCAAAGAAGGTTTCCCTGGATTCAAGGATCTTGCTTCTGAGGTTGCGCGGGAGGTCATGGTGAAGGTTCAGGAAGACGAATCCAATAAGGCTGTCTTCGCCAACCCGGATGGGTGGAAGAAGCTTTACAAAGAGAAAGTCTATCCTCGGATCAAAACCGCCATCATCGCAAATGACAAGAATTCCAAAAAAGAAGAACTCAAAATCAAAGCAAATTTGATTGATAATCCAGGAGGAGCACCTAAGTCGAAAGAGCCAGATGAGAAGGAGGACGACGAGTCCTCCTATGAGTCGTACATGAAAATGCGACAAAAGAATCTGGCTTAAACACACTCACAAGGAGATAATCAATGGCATTAACCTGGACAGCCAGCTCTGGTGTTCTAACGAACAACAAACTGACCAAAGTCCTCCAATACCAGGCACAACCGCTCCTCAAGTTCCGGCAGTTTGTCTGGTTAAAAGAAGCCTTTGGAAAGAACAAGGGAGAAAGCGTCAACTGGGACAAAATCGCCAACGTTGCAACAATAGGCGGTCGCCTGGTTGAAACTAGCTCCATGCACGAAACATCACAAGCGGTCACGAAGGGAACCTTGACCGTCGATGAGTTGGGCAACAGCATTCCGTTCACCTACAAGATCGAGACGTTGTCTGAGCCACAGGTGACGGAATTCATTCGTCGTGGTCTCATGCAAGACATGGCCAAAGTTGTTGATGCCGAAGTCCAAGCGCAGTTCAATGTGACTCCGCTTCGATATGTCGGAACTTCTGCTTCGGGCTATGCTTTGACCACGAACGGAACCGCTACCGCCACCAACACAAGTGCGTTCAATACGTACCACTTCAAGAACATGGCGGATGAGCTCAGGAATCGACTTGTCCCTGGATTCATGAAAGCCGATGGCGACCTTGTTTGCCTCTGCTCGGTCAAGGCTTATCGTGGGATCAAGGACTCGATCGAAGGCTTGAATGCCTATACGGAAATGGGCATCAAGAAGGTCTGGGCTGGAGAAGTGGGAGTTTATGATGGAGTCCGTGTCGTAATGGACACTTGGGCTTCACAGAACACCATTTCCACCACCAACAGAACCGCTACCGCCAGGACATGGCCGGCTGCCAGTCTTTCCATGGACGCCTATATGTTCGGGGAAGGAACGGTTCGAGAAGCGGTTGCAGTGCCGGAAGAAATCAGAGTTAAAGTACCCACTGACTACGGTCGATCGCAGGGCATGGCTTGGTATATGCTTGCGGGATGGAAAATCGAGTGGGATGATGCTCCGAACGCTCGGATCATCAAATGGGATAGTGCGGGCGCAGCCTAAGCTACAAATCCTCTAGGAGGGAATTGACATGGCGAACAAGTATGATGACACAAAATATGGGGTCATCACCAGGAAGTGGTTCGGACTGACGCAGAAGAACGGGGGAGATGCGGCGGCTGGCTTCACCTTTGGGACCGGAGACGCAGGACCGGATTCAGTCAAGGTGACGCGTTTCTATCCCAAGGCACCATGCGACATCATCAAGTTCGGCGCGCTTTTCATGGCGACAGCCGGACATGGAGCTACCAATGTAGAGCGGTGTATCACGCGGTTGATCGGCCGGGGAGCGAGTGCTTCCAAAATGGCATCCTTCAACTTGCTCGGGGCGGCAAGCACGACTGTTGCTCCCTACACCATCGCTTCTATTGAGGCGGCTGACACGACGGACTTCCTGGTAACGCAAGTGAAAGCCGGGGAGTACATATCTGTCATGGTGGCGACCAAAGAAACTAGCGAGGGAACCGACCTCGGCAGCACACTCGGTGGGACGGTGGCCTACTTCGTTGACATTGTTCCGCGTTTCGATTCGGACAAGTGGGACGCAGACCCGAAGAAATACCAGGCGTAAAAAACTGAATGCGGTCCTGGGGGGTGCAACGCCTCCCAGGACACATTCCTACAATTTAAAGGGATATCATGCGAATCCTTTCTGTTTCGGGGCATGGGTGCATTCGTGCGACCAAGATGAACATGTGCCTGCTTGATCTCGGGCACAAGGTTGACTTCATCACCAAGAAGTGGGTGTACTATGCGGACGGATATACAACCCACGCCCTTGGAGCCAACATCAAGCAAATGCGTGAAGCCATGAAGCTATATGAGCCCCATGTAGATCTGTGCCATGCCCATAACGAGCCATCATGGTATGTGGCGTTATGGAAAGAGATATCAGACAAGCCGGTGATTTTAGATGTCCATGATTCATTCTTAACAAGGATCACGTCGGAAGAATGGGAAAAACAACATACGACGGAAGGCGGAAAGCGGAGCATCCGGGTTTCTTCCGAAGAGCGAGCGAACTTCCAAATGGCGGACGGTCTCGTGTTTCCGGCCAAACCATTCATGGATTTGATCTCAGAAGAGTTCAGGCTTGAGCAACCTAAGCTTGTATTGCCAAGCATGGTCCCTGAGCGGTTCTATTCATATTTTCCCATGGAATGGCATGGCGGCATTGTCTACGAGGGGAAAGTGTCTCTCGAGAACGAACTAGGGCCTTTCTCTTACTGTGACTACCGGGAATTTGCCAGGCAAGCAAACGAGGCGAAACTTGATTTCCACATCTATCCCACCTTTGTGAACGACGCTCTGATAAAGCTCTATCCGAAGAATCTCGAGACAACCTATTTTCATACCCCGGTCATGCTAGAGGAACTCATCAAAAAGCTTGGGCGTCACGATTGGGGGTTGGTGGGGAACGTCACATCGAGCCCACAATGGGAGGTAGCCCTTCCAAATAAGTTGTTTGAATACATGGCGGCTGGATTGCCAATCGCCGTGATGAATGCCCAGGCGGCCGGAGAGATCGTTAAGGAGTTTGGGATAGGGATAGAAGTAGAATCCATCCAAGAGCTTTGTGAGCGATGGGCTGAGCATAGAAAGTGCCGAGAGAACGTATACAAATTCAGAAAGAAATTTAGCATGGATGCAAACATCCACAAGCTCGAGGCATTCTACAAAGAGGTGCTGACCAGTGATCGACTTAAAAGAGCAGGAGTATTGGAACGGTGTAAGCTCGAAGCTTAAACCGGATCCAACGGCAGGCAAGTTCAGGGACAATTTCAGGAAACGAAAGCTATTGATCCGTGAGCTGCTCAAGTATGATTTCGAGAACCAGAAAGTCCTCGAGATAGGCCCTGGTTTTGGCTATACCTCCTATGTTGTGGGAACCCTCAACACCCCTATCGCTTATGTGGGGTTGGATGTCAGTTCAGAATTCGCCAAGTGTGCCAAAGAGCTTTTCGGCTTGACTGTTCAGGTTGGGGATGCCAGCAACATTCCATTCGATGATAATACCTTCGATAATCTCTTTGCTTTTGATTCCATGGAACACATCCATCCCGATAAGCGCTTGAAAACTTTTCAGGAGATAGACCGCGTCTTGAAGAAAGATGGGCGCTCTATCTTCATCAACAACCCGCTGAATGAAAGTCGTCACGATAAATCGTATGATTTTGGCTTTAACGGGAAAGACATAGCACTCCTGGCGGAAACCACGAAAACTATAATCTTTGAAGTGAAGGTTATCGGATACGGTGGGCTTGCCTATCAATTCATTGTCTTAACTGACATGAGGCGAAAAGGATGAAAAGGGTTCAGCTTGTTATCCCGAAGTGGTCGTCGGGAATGCCATGGGTAGAACAATTCGCCCGCGCGTTCTCCGATTGCAAGTTCACGGTTGCCACTAAGCCGCTGGACGAACAAGACCTCTTTATATTTGGATGGGGGAATGAAGACACAGTTCATGCCATCAACACGATGGCCAAGAAGGCCCCCTATATCGTGTATTTCAGACGTTACGAGATCTTCTCGCCGGCCTGGCGGCAGTTAGACTGGCGGAAAGTGGACCATGTGATTTTTGTGAACGACAGATTCCGGCAGCTCATCATGGGGAATGTCAACGTCCCGGTCTCTTATCAGACAATCTACAATGGTGTGACTATGAACCATTGGAGCTTGAAGAAAAGAACTGGATCCCGGGCCATTGCCATGGTCGGCTATATCAACCAAAAGAAGAACTTCCCATTGGCCATGCAAATCATCCTGGCTCTTCCAGAAAGCTATAGCCTGCACATTGCAGGGGAAGTCCAGTGTGGCGAGACTTACCTCTATATCAACGAACTAGCCAGGCGTGCAAAGACCGTTAGGAAGATTTACTTCCATGGGCACATTCCACACCGAGCCTTGAACGCTTGGTTGGATGATAAGGACTACATCTTGAGTACCGCCATTTCTGAAGGGAACCCCAACAACGTTCTTGAAGCTATGGCCAAAGGCTTGAAGCCGATCATCCATAGCTGGCCTGGCGCCGAGCTACAGTTCCCTGGCTGGACATTCAACACCGTTGCCGAGGCTGTCCAGATGATCAAGGAATCATGCCATCCTAATGTCTATAGAGCATGGATCGAACAGCATTTTGACTCTGTAAGGTCTATCGAGAGGGTGCGCGAAATAGCTATGGAAAAAATGGCGGTGGGCCATGCGTAAGGCGATTGTCATCGGGCTCGGTGAGACAGGCCTTCCTTTATATGAGGTGCTTAGGGATGCTTACGGAGAAGAAGTCCAAGGGTGGGACAAGCGCTTGGCGAATTGGCCTGATAGTGTCCTGCATGAAAAATATGAGTTTTTGAACATTTGCATCGGATATAGCCAAGAGTTTATACATATTGTGAACGAATATCAAAAACGATTTGAACCGAAATTCACCATCATCCATTCCACGGTTCCGGTTGGGACAACAGCAAAGCTCAACAATGCCGTCCATAGTCCAATACTAGGTAGACACACAAAGATGAAAGAAGATATCCTCCACTATAGGAAATGGGTAGGTGGTGCGCTGTCGGATGAAGTTGCGGATATGTTCCGTGGTGCCGGGCTAGTGGCGGCGGTTGTCCCCACTTCACAAGAAACAGAGCTATTGAAGCTCATGTGTTTGGCCAAATACGGGATGTCTATTGCCTTTGCCAATTTTCAGAAGTCTGTTCTAGAAGAATATGGTATTCCCTATAAGCACGCCATTCTCTGGGACATGGACTATAACCAGTGGGTTGATGCAATATTGAGAAGGCCCCTCATTGCTGAGCCAAATGGAACAATTGGCGGCCATTGTGTTATACCAGGGACAAGGCTTTTGAATGAACAGCATCCGAACCCGATCCTTGAGGAAATCTTAAAATATGGGACTGATCGAGTGGAAGCAAATTCCACAAAGATTTGGCAGCCATCCAACATTTACAAGTCCGCCAAGATCGGGAAAGACGTGAACATCGGTGCGTTTTGTGAGATTGGAGAGAATGTCGAGATCGGGGACTTCACTCGTATCGGGGCTATGAGCTTCATCCCAGAGGGGGTCAAGATAGGGAAGAACGTCTTCATCGGCCCGCGGGTGACGTTCTCAAATGATAAATATCCTCCATCTGGTAAAGATAATTGGCTTAAAACAACTGTCTGTGATGGGGCGGCTTTGGGGGCAGGCGTGATTGTTTTGCCAGGGGTAACGATCGGAGAGCTGGCTTTGGTAGGCGCTGGGTCCGTCGTGACCCATGACATACCGGCTGGCGAGAGATGGTGTGGGGTCCCGGCCAGGAAGATGGACGGTGTCGTAAAGACGCCAATTGTGGTGGAAAAATGAAGCGATTATCCAGCCTTCTTTTTCGATTTGCCTTTATGGTGAAGAGAAGTATGTTCTCTGCTTGTCATCACTTGCAGGTTTTCAAGTCTGTTATCATCATATGAGGTGGGGCAATAAAATGTCAAGGACTTGTTGTTTGGTCAGGTACGGAGCCATTGGAGATTTAGTGATGGTAACGCCCTTAATCAGATTACTCAAGCAGGATGGATGGCATGTCACTGTGAATTGCATGAAATATGGCAAGCCGGTCTTGGAGAACAACCCATACATAGATGAATTCCTGGTTCATGACGAGAAGATATTGAACGTAGACCTGGACAAGCATTGGGAAAGACTTGCCAAGAAATATGACCGGTTCATCAACCTGAGCGAGTCGATTGAAAAGACTCTCCTGAAACAGGAGGGTGGCCCGGAATTCACCTGGTCTCACATGCGTCGGCACGCCGAATGCAACGTGAATTATTACGATCGCACTCTAGAGTTGGGCGGCTATCCAAACGTAAAAGGCTTGAATGGTGAGCTATTCTTCACGCAGGAAGAGGAACATTGGGCCTCCAATATCATGAACCAGAATCCCGGGAAATTCACCATCCTTTGGTCTTTATCGGGGTCGTCTTTTCACAAAACTTACCCATTTTCCGAAACCGTGGCAAAGGAGTTTTTGGACACCCATCCTGATTCAGTGATCTACACAATTGGAGGGAATGTTGAAGGTGTGTTGGAATGGGAGCATAATCGGACTATCCGGCGCTGTGGGGCTTGGAGCATAAGGAAGTCTCTGATCATGACGAAATACGCAGATCTCGTGATCGGGCCTGAGACAGGAGTCCTGAATGCCGCTGGCTGTTTCGACACACCAAAGATTTTGTTTCTGTCCCACTCTTCCCGCGAGAACCTTTCCAAGCACTGGAATAACTGTGAAGCGATTGTCCCCTTTGTGATGGATGCGCCATGCCATCCGTGCCATCAACTTCACTACACGCTTTTGTCTTGCCCCCAGCGAGAGATAGGAACCGTTTTCAATATGAAGACCAAGAAACACGAAAACATCACGGCACCTGTTTGTGTTGCGTCCATACCGCCTGACCGGGTGTTGGCTATGCTCAACAAGGCGCACGATAAGTGGATAGGGGGAAAGAATGGGGCATTACATCGGGAAGGGAATGCAGCGATACTTTGTTGAAGATGGGAGGTTTTATGCGGCCCCTGGTGGGCAAGAGATCACGCCGGATGATGAAACACTTCAGTCTGTTTTGGTAGGGGAAGTGGGGGGTGATACAGTAGCGGCCCCACCGGAGATCGTTGAAGGAAAGGCCGTTTCCGCTCCAAATCCAGAGCCGATCCATCCCGAAACTAAGTCAAACATGCAAAAATGCACTGTTTGCGGCAAGGAAATGGCACGCGGAATGTTCTTCCACATGAGAACACACAAGAAAGTAGCATAAGGAGGATGACTTGGCTGCTCCAACGGCGCCTTCGTTAGCGAACATTACAGCAGAAGCCCTTCAGAATGCCGGGCTTGGAACCAACACGAGCGAATACACGGCACTCCTTTCCAGAGCCCAGACCTATTGGGCCGAAGAGATCAAGAACGACATCAACCAGCGAGCGAAGGTTTTGAGAAACCTTCACACGACCGGGATCAAAAAGGTCTTTCAGGGTATTTCTCGCTATTCCTTCCCAACAGATTACGCCAGGTTGTCGAGTGCCAGGCTCCTTTATGGTGTGAACCAAAGGACTGCCCAGGCGGGTGGTGCATCATCCATCACCCTGGCGAGTGCTGAGACTGTTTCTTCTGCTTTCATGCTTGGCCGGGAAATAGCCATTCTGGCTGGAACAGGCGCCGAGCAAATCGGGACAGTCTTGAGCTATGATTCGAGCACCAAGGTCGCCACCATGAATGCTGCATGGGCTACCACACCGGGGGCTTCGAGCGAGTACATGATCGTGGAGGAGTACCACCAGCTTGAACCGAAAGAGGTGTGGGATTTCGACACAATCCCGGATCCCATCAATCAACAGCGGCCCTCACAAATTTACATTATGGGAGACAATGATTATGGGGAATTCCAATTCGATCATGCGCCAGATAAAATCTACGCGGCCTATTTAAGGTATTATATCAACCTCATGACCGTAGACTTGGCAAGCACCTTGATGACTACGATCTACCAGAAATACCGGAATGTTTTCCTCCTCGGTGTAGAGGCTAAGGTTTTGAGAAACAGGGGAGACAATGAATATCCATCACGTTTGGCTGAGTACCGTGGAGCAGTGAATCAGATGCTTTCTGCCGAGACGATCGGCACGGACACTTCAAATCTCCAGACAAAAGTGAGTCCAGCTTAATGCCCTATAAGGGACAGACATATCGCATTCCTTTCAACACCGGCGGTCTGAAAGATGACCGCAATACGGACACGATTGAATTGGGGGCCATGCTTGTCCCTACTCGTAATGTCAATCTTCACGAGGGTGGGCGTGGGAAAAGGGGTGGGACAGGGAAGGTGAATGCCACTGCCATTACAGGCAGCCCGCGGATTATGGGAGGATATGATTTTAGGCTCAGCTCCTCTTCCTTCCAGGTTGTCGCTGGGAACGATGGGAAGGTGTACAAGAACTCAACAACGACCATCAAGACCGGGATGTCCACCGCCAACAAATTCAATTTCAATGTGTTCAACAGCCTTCTCTATATTTGCGATGGAGACACAACACCACAGTATTGGGACGGCGCCGCTGCTGGGACATCCAACATCGCCAACGGCGCCGCGGATTGGTCTGGTAGCAGTCAACCTTTTCAAATGGTAACCCATGGTCGTGGTAATTCGAGAAGGAATTGGGCCTTCTTTGGTAGTTCGGTTTATGCTTCCGCTAGTGGGAGCGGCGGTGAGTTTGTAACTGGGGTTGTTAAGATCACGATTGACACAGAAGATGCCATTGGATTGATAGGCGGGATTGAATTTGGGAACACCCTCTTTTGTTTTAGCCAGGACAATGCGTTTATCATAGACGACTCTTCCCTTGATACGGCTGAATGGGGGTATCAGAAAGCGCAGTGGACAGGAGGAGCAACACATTGGCGGCTCATGTGTAAGATCGACAACGACGTTATCATCATGGCTAAAGACGGGACTATCTATTCGCTCACCGCTGTCCAGTCCTATGGGAACTACAAGTTGGCTGAACTCTCTCGCCCAGCCTTCATCGATCGCTACATCCGCAACAACATGGACCTAAGTCGGATCGATGATTTTCATATGGTGTTCGATAAAGAAATAAGGGCGATTCGAATTTTCTTTGTGCGATCTGGGCAAACAACGATTGATTCCTCACTGCTTTATTTCGTAGACCGCCCACCCAATGAAGCCTGGATGATCCACGACAACCAGGAGAACACGTCCGGCTTCGACGCCTCTTGTTCTTTCCAGGCCTATGTTAGTAATAGGCAGAGGATTTATACCGGGGATTACTCCGGCTTCGTTTGGAAGCTAGAAGAAGCCAATAAGAACGACGATGGTGCGATCTATTATGCAGGCTTCAAAACAATCAATTTTCCACTGGACAACCCACGGGCGACAAAATTCTTCCGAAGTGCGAGGATTGTGACAGAACCAGAAGGAACGACCACTGAAATCAACGTAAGCTTTTGGATAGACAGTGTGTATCAGGACACGATCGTTGTTTCTTTGTATGGAGGAGGGGCTGTTTATGGATCGGCTCGCTACGGGACGGATGCCTACGGAGGAGCAGACTTCATAGACACCCCGTTTAATATTGGCATGTCTGGGAAACGTATTCAGTTTGAGATATTCCAGAACGATTTGAATGAAGACTTCTTTGTGAGCCAGATGCTATTGGATCATGAAGTCATTGGGGGGAGATAGTAACATGTTTGATCATGATTACTGTGAATTTCAGGATGGGGAGCTCGTAAAAGTAAAGTGCCAATGTTGCGGGGAGATCATCCGCCTCATGAAAGAAGTTCCAAGCCAACGGTTCCCTGGGAAGTTCGTCCGGGAGCTTAAGCGGCTTTCCAATTTTTCAACCCGTTCGGTTGACCTAGAAAACAACTCGTTCGCCAATGTCTTGATTTGTGCCAATCCCGATTGCCGGTTGGTTGACTTGGCCCCCAATTACGACAAAATAGAGGCGCAATGGGAGAGGGCCAGGGTGCAGGAGTTAACAGCCACGGGAAGATCACCGGAAACCATTGCTAGATACAAGGAATCATACAAGCCTTTAAGGATAAGGAGAAAATAACATGGGCGCGGGAAATTACAGCCTGGTCGCAACCGTAGTCACGGGCGATATCATCACTGCTTCTGAACGTAATACCGAACATCAAAACCACATCAACAACCACGATTTCCCTGGGTTGGACGACTACTCAACCAACGCCACACAGATGCAGACGGTGACAGACCCATATCCGGCTTCTTCCGAGTCATTGCCTACCTCTGGTGCGGGTGAACTTGAACGCATCCGTTATCAAATAAAGGCCATCTTGCAGGCCATCGGCACAACAGCCACGCAGTGGTATCACGATGCGCCAGCAGCCAGTGATTTCTCCATTGCGACCACAGGGATCGGCATTGTTTCCGGCGACAAGTTCTTTTTGGATGGGATCGCCCAGACCGGAGATACTTACATTTATGAATCCGCTGCCAATACTTTTGATCTCTTTACTGCCGGGACAAGGCAATTTAGGAGTGTTGGTGGTGTAAATACTTTTGGCGTTGGTGGGACAGGGGCCACACCGATAGGGGTTGTAATTAATGGGGGGAGCGGTAGTGGTGGAGGTCCCTATCTCCAACTCTTAAGGAATAGCCTGGTAAATCATTTCGTCGGCCATGAATCTGTTATCCTTGGAAATAATTCAGACGACTTGCTAATTTATGCTGCGACTAGCCAGGACATAAAATTTGCTCCAAATGGTACAGAATCTCTGTGTCTTTTATCTGGTGGCAACGCTGCGATTGGGGCCACTGCCAAATTATTTTTCGATGGTGTAGCTGGGACTGGCAACACCTATATAACAGAAGTTTCTGCAGATGTGCTAAGGATCGTTGTTGGCGGAACCAATGTCTGCACATTCAGAACCACGCTTGTTGATGTCGACGCGACTATAGACTTAAGCATTCAGGCCACTAAAAAATTCTATTTGGATGGTGGCAGTGATACTTATATATACGAAATCTCCGCCGATGCGATAGGGTTCGTTTTGGGTGGGACTGAAAGAGTTCGCTTCGGGACTTCTTTTGTCTATGTACCGAGCGGTACGGTTGGTGCTCCAGGCGTTGCTTTCTACTCGGACGCTGGAAACGATTCTGGTTTGTATTTGATCGGAGCCAACAACATTGGGGTCGCTGTCGGTGGTGCAAAAGTGTTGGATGTTTCGGCGACAGGATTGGGGGTTTCAGGCGATGTATTTTCTACCGCTCTTACCGACTATTCCGCCACATCCACCGTTACCGGATGGACTTCTTTCACCACCAAAAAGATCTATTACAAGACCGTTGGGAAAACGATGGTTGTCCATTATT